ATTCATCACCGTTTATAATATAAAAAAAAAAGGTTTACAGTTTTCCATCTGTTTTGCTTACAATAAGTAACTCATAAATACTGGTTCCTTAAAAGCATATAGACCACCTCCAATCCGTTCGTTAGGGTCTAATGATAAATTCCATTCTTCTTTAGTTCCAGTGTAATAGTCTTCCATCAATGCATAATTGTCACAAATGGCTGCAATTGTATCAATAAAACATTTTAACGAACTAATTTTGCAGCTGAGTACCCATTGGTACCGGGCAATGGCTGCTAGTTCCAGTTCTGTTCTCACTTCTTGATCTTTATACATATAGTGCAAACATTTCCACGACTCATGTATAGCTTTCAAATGCTCTCTTCCCTGTATATCGTCTCTACCCATTCTGGCTATTAATTTCACTGGATCAGCTACAGTGATCCAGCCAAATCTAGTCAGAATAATAAATCTAGAACTGAAGTACATGGAGTTTGTTAGACATAATGTCTTTATCTCAAAGTTTAGTTCTTCAGCGGCTTTCTTAGATTCATCTTTAATCTCAACATTTAGTGGCATACACATACTGTTGTCGTCTCCTGCCAGAAGTACCATGTATGCCTTTTCAATAGGATATAAGTAGGCCACTATCATTAGTAACACCATTGTGTTCCCAAGCCAAGTTAGGGCATCACCCGACCTTCTTTGGTATTTGATGCTATATGATAGACCATAATTTGGAGAGCTCAATTTGCATATTTCGTGGTATTGTCTCCACATTTCTATGACGGTTTTGTCCACCCCAAATCTCCTTAAAATCATACATTGTGCATCTAACATTGTTCCTTCTTGGCTCTTGTCATATTTGCTAATATCTAGTTCTAAGTTTTTAAACATTTTTCCAGATAGCAAATTGTCAATATGGCCATTAAGCTCCTCCCATGTCATTAGAGTGTTAAAAATGATATTAGGTTTCAAGGTGCACATTATCTGTATTAGTATAGTTTGGAAATATGGTCCAAAGTAACTGGTCCAGAAAACATGTGACGCCGAAACCAGCTGTCCGCTGGCCGGGCCGTCACCATGACCATCATCCAGCTGTGTCTTATGATCCGCTCGTGGCATGATAAAATACTTGTTTGGGTTGATTGTCATTGGCTCTGATCCTAAGATAGCACTTCTCTTCCTTGGCTTCCTTAAATGCCACCACATCTCCTTTACCTTTTGAGTTTCAGAAGGTAATGACAATTGAATATTCTTCAGCTTTACTTCATCAATTTGTCTCATAAATCCTTCATATAGTTTTTGAGCCCTAGCTGGATTGTAATCCAGTTTTTGACGAATTGGATTTATTACTCTTTTCTCTAGGGAAACTTTCAAATCTAACGGATGATTTAAAGCTCTTGGAGCCTGTGGGGTTATAAGTTTAGATTTTAGAGCCTTTCTTGGCTCTAATTGTGGTATCTTTAACTTTCCCATGTCTAACTTCTTTCCAGCTGGCCAGCGAACAGGCCAAGCCAGTCTTTCAGATTGTATCACAGTTGGGTCCCTTCTATGGTACATACTGTCTAACTGGGCTTGCAGCTCTTCGGAACTGGCAGGCTCTGGTATTTGTGAGCACCATGGATAACTTCGCAGTATTGGTCTTGGTCTAATTATTGGTCCACATTGTGGATTATTGGGTGGGGTGACATGCGATAGCATGTCTATCCACTCATTATAACCCTCTGGAACATTAATCTCTTCCAGCTGTTCAACACTGTCAACAACTAAAGTGTAGTTGCCACCTTTAATATGATAGGGTCTGGCTTGGAATAGAATTTGTGAGTCAATAATCATTTGTTCAACTCCTTTGCCTTTTCCAATCCATCCATCCATCATATCGTGTGGCTTTACTGTGAAATATGTAAAATCACGCCATGCCCTAGACACGGCAACAATATGGTGTGGAACGCTTTTATATATGTTCACGTCAAATGGTTTTAGGCGTACCAATGCAACTTTTTCAAATCTAAGACCCTGCGCTTCGTGCACGGTCATTACTGGCAAATTAACTAGAAATTTTGCAACGGTATCCTTCTCACTCTGAGTAAATGTTAAGTACACGGAGTAGCTACTGGGCACAGCCTCAACACTAGAAATCCTAACACTATTCAGTGAACCTATTACTTCATTTGACCATTCATATCCATATGGATAGAATGGTCGTAGTAAATCGCAAACCACTTGTGGATTTTTGTAGGATTTCACATGCCTAATTGGCTCTGCCGTCCATGGATACTCAGTGTGTTGAACTTTATAGTTCGTCACTCTAACAATGAACCCTATTTGGTTCCGATCACCAAATACTCGGCACTCCATTGGTCTTACAGTTTGTATTGCCATTTCAATAGCGCCACAATGTGTTAACAATCCTTCATCAATCCATAATGTTTTCACTGGAAAGTCCAACCATTCACACACAATCAGTGAGTCTATGGTTCTAGCATTGACGCCTCTTTCAATGAAATCAAGTGATCCAGCTCGGCTGGTAGTCAGTATTAAATCGGACACCTGGTATCTTTCTCTAATATTAGTAGTCTTTCCGCATGCTGGCACACCTTCTTCAAGATATACATCACATTCATGATGGCGATCCTTTATCTCATCAAATCTACGCATAAAGGCTGAGCCTCTTCTATAGAGAAGCTTCTTTACAAACACTAAATATCTATTTGTTGCCATTTTCGTCGTGCCAACTATGTGTTTAGGACAGTCATTCATCCATACAATGGGTATGAATTTAAATCCATCCCATGCAATTGTCTGCTGGGCTATGTCTTCATCTTCAATGACTTCTGATTGTCCACCAATCCATCTTTTGTATATGGTGTCGTAGACGTGCCAGCCAACTTCAGAGGCATAAACCTTTCTTACATTGTGATCAGTCAATGTATCTGGAGGGGGTTTACTCATCAAAGCCTTTATAATGTCCAACTCCTCAATCGCCGCAATAGCGGTTGCCTCAGCCATTCTTCCTACCGCGCTATCTTCTAAGGACAGTTCTTTCAAACCTTCAACTGCTTCCTCAAGACTGTCATGATCTTCAGAAGTATCAACTCGACGCGCACGCGGCGCTGGAATGATTAACCCATATCGACCTGATCCAGGCCAGACACCAGTCCACTTCACAGTGTCATGCTCCCTCTGTTCAATATGGCGTTCTTTAACAGTCACTGGTAGCGCGCTTGCCGATGCTGATGCTTCATAGTAGACATTGTTGAACCAGACTCTAATTAGCTTATCTTCAGCTAACATCTTCAACAGTGAATCTGGCATACTACCATCAACATGTGTGCATAACGTCTCTCTTGCCAATTCAGGGTCGGCAAATATGGCATCCCATCCGCACGTATTGTCATACATACAACGTGGATCAAAAGAGGGCTTTCCAACAAAGCAATCCTGGTATCTACAGGGCAACCAGGTGCCATTTTTTAACCAAATCCTCTTATACTGGGATGCGGCCAAACGCCGCGCGACAGTAGGTGTAGAAATATGATGCGAGATAACCACTAAAGCCAGAGCTAACATAGCGTGGAGATCAAAGAACATCAGCAGTCCACAACCTCTCAACAATCTCCTAAGTTGTCCATCACGGTAGCCCATCTCGTGCTGGTGGACCGTGTAAGACAAACATGTGCCAAAATAGATAAAACCCCCGATCAACGTGAATCTCATATTTAGCAGCTCAACCAATAGAAAAGCTACAGACAAAGCCCAGGAAATTCTAGCGAATTTCAAAGGCCGGTCATAATAACGCAAGTCTTTGGACACTCCGTATGCAACCCAATCCTGGGGCACACCGGAGTGAATCTCCGAAATCAATGATAAAATTGTACTCATTAACAACTCCCCAAACCTAATATTGATAAAT